GTATTAGATATTTATTTAGATGGTGTTTTATACGATACTGTGTCCACATCTGGAATGACATATGGTTTTCACAGACTGACAATAGTGACTGAAATAGAGGCAGGAGAACACACGATAGATGTAGAGATTGTGAGTGGTACTGTATATATGATGTGTGCAAAAATGTCTATAAGGCAATATATGCAAATGACAAATAATAATGATAGGTATATCGAGGAAGATATACCACAAACACACTTTGCAATTGAAAAATCACTTCCACGGCTTATACCTAGATTTGAATATGATGGTTTTGATGAAACTAAATTAATCTATTATGTATATCTTGACAGTAGTGATTCAAATGTAATAAGTCAAAATGGTGCATATTTCGACAATACATCTTTATTGACTGAGAGAAAAAGTCAAAGTGATATTGATAGTGTTGATTTTGGTATGAAAGTTGGAACATTTTCAGAGGGTGGGCAATTATACACAAGTGATACCCCTACAGCAGATGGAAACACAGAGAGAGCTATAAGTGTTTGGTTCAAGCCATCAAGTGATGATTTGGATGGAAACTATCATTCCATAGTATCACAAAGAAATCATGCTACTACAAACTATGGTTATCATATAAGTATACATAGTTCAGGCTGTCCATATGTGCTAGGTTTTAACTCATCAAATGCTACAACTATATCACGTACAACTACTTATGCCTTAGAAGCTGATAAGTGGTATAACATAATACTGACACATAATACATCAACATTTAGACTATATATAAATGGCGTACTTAACTATACTGGTACGGTAACAGCTGGCGACGTACAATACAGTACGCAATTTTTTAAATTTGGTGCATATAGGCCATTGAATTTAGACCAATTTAATGGACAGATTGCTGGATTATTCTTATTTTCTGATTATCTTACAGATACTCAGGTAACTAATTATTACTCACATGCTAAACTTTATCGAAGAATGCTACCAGACCATTCAAGCGTTGATATGAGTGAATTAGCAAGATTTCAAATGGCAAGTTCATCAATACATAAAGATATTTTTCTGGATAAAGGGCAGTATTATAAAATAACTTTTTCAGGTACTAGATTGACAGTATATGGGAGCTATTCAAGCTATGGTACAAAAGGTGTGGCATATGTAAAAAAATCACAGACAATTGAAGATTATCTGTATTTTGAAGATATAAATTGTTATAGTTCTTCATATACTTATGATGTAATATGCGATTTTATAGCTGAGGAGTTCGGAACATATACACTTGAAATATATAATACTGGGCAAGTTGAGGAACAATTTATTTATATATCAGAATGTATATTTGAATATGGTACAAATGAAATAATAGATTATTCTGGAAGAAATAATCATAGTGAACTTATAAATTATTCAGCTGGAAATGTGGAAATTACTGACGGATTAAACGAAATCGGCTATAAATTTTCTAATACTGGTACAGCTGAACCATACCTAAGACTTAACTCATCTATGTACTATACTATGGGTAGTGGTTCGTCATTCCTGTTTGGTATGTGGTTCAGCCCTGTTGGTCGTGCTGGATTGGATGCTACATTTGCCCTGATAGATACATACCTTAATACAGAGGTAGAGTCAAATGATTTATTTTCAATAAAATATTTTCAGGATATTACTAATTCTAAAGACTGGCTATTACTATATGGAGATTCTTTTATAAGTGAGGATATAGACTTGGGTTTACAATTAGATTCTGAAACATGGTACTTTTTGGCACTTGTAGCAGATAACTCAAGGGAAGAGCTTGATATAATACTTTGTTCTCACGATACGGGGGAAATTATACTTGATACTACTTTTAGTTATGCGAATATTGGAGACCAATACCCGACTAGCGATATAAAGAATATGTGGATTGGTGCGGATTCTGTAAACTATGTATTCGACGGCGTTATTGATAGTGTTATTTTTGAGGGTAGTACAGAAAAAACTATTGATGATATGAAAGAATATTTTTACTTAGAGCATGTAACAAATGCAGGACAATTTCAAGATGAATATGTAAATATAGATTCATATGAGAACTTAAAAGTTTATGCAGAAGGTATTAATTCATATGATAGATTTGGCACATATTACAGTAAAGTGTATAAGTTAAAAAATAATAAATTTTCAGGATATGGAAAACTTATATTTACAGCTGAAACAAATGATTTTACAAAGCTTTATGATGTACAGACTAGGACATCTAGTGATGCCGAAAGTAATAGCCCTACATGGACGGCTTGGGTTGATTTAGGTGATAACTCAGCTATTGAAAGTACAAACCAGCAATATTTACAGTTTAAATTTAATCTTGAATCAAGATGGGATTTACTTGAAAGTCCAAGTGTATCAAAAATTGAAATACTCGATATAGACTCAAATCCATATGACCAAAAAGCTTTTAGTTTACCCGTCGGTTATGATTTAGATACAAACCTAAAAGATTATGTTGTAGATAAAAATATTGAGAGCTATCTAGTAAATGAATTAAATGGAGAAAATTATATTGAGTTCTCATTCCCCTTTAGCTCTGATAAAAGAGATAGTATAAAATTAGAGGGGCTAATACAACTATTCAATGATATGTACTATATTAGGAAGATAGAGGATATAAGACAGGGCAACATATTAATAACTAAAGTATACGCCGAGGCGGGATTTTATAACTTGCAATATGCTCCCCCAATTAAAAGTAAGGAGTTTATCAATGCTACACCTGAGCTAATAATAAAATATATATTGTCAGGTACAGGATGGGAGCTTGATACAACAGATATATTCCTCACAAGGGATTTTTCAATTGAAGATAACTCTAACTGTCTTGAACTCTTAAGAAATATTCAAACATTATTTGGAGGGGATTTGATATTTAATTCAAAGATAAAAAAAGTATATCTTTATGAGGATTCAAGTGCGGATAATGGTGTACTATTCACATATAAAAAGAATGTTGAAATATCTAGAGAACAAGATAGTTTTGATTATGTAAATAGGTTATATGTCTATGGTGCAGAAGGGATAAATATTTCCTCTCTGAATAATAATCTTGAGTACATTGATTTATCTGCACAGACTGAAATATCAGCAGTCAAATGTAAGACTATTGTAAATGAAAGCATAACAAGTGTTGAAACTTTGTATAATTATGCATTATATCAGGCTGATAAATACAAAAATCATAATGTTGTATATAAGATAAGTGCAAAATACCTAGAAACCAATACAAATGATTTACCTGATTATAATATAGGGGATATAGTAACGGTTTATGATAAAGAGCTTGATATAACTTTACAGACTAGAATAATAAAGATGAAATATAACATATTGAACCCTTACGAATCAGAACTAGAGTTATCGTCTAAAAAAAGAAGTCTTGGAGATGATTTGACAGAGTTCTTAAAATTTTCTAGGAAATTTGAAAAATTCAATGTCAAAGTAATGATAGATTTAATGAGGCAATATATGCAATATAATACAATGCTTTATGGTTTTATCAATAAATCACATGTAGTGTTATACAATACATCAGCTCAGGTCACAAGTGTTGGAATAGTTAAAATACAAGATACATCTAAAAAGTTTGTAAATGTACTATCAAGGGTTGAAGATTATAGCCCTATTGTTGGTACTGTAAAAACTGGTGATATGTTAAAAGTTGTAGGAGAGTACGGAAACTTATATAAAATACAATTTTATGGCATAAACGTTTAAAAAACTATCATAATTGGTATTTACTAGTTGATTTTTAAATTTAAAATGGTATAATGTATAGTATCGAACATAAATTGAAAAACAATTTTTCTTTACATAATTGAATAATCCATTGAGGGCATAATCCCAGTTATGCCCTTAAATTATGAACTATTATAGTTTGTATTAGTGATACCAAATAAACATTTAATGCCTAAGGGCATCTTTTTTTATGAAAAAATAGTTGTAAGACATGATATAATATAGTTATAGTCATAGAGAGAGGATGATTTTAATTATGGAAAAAAAAATAATTCTAGATATTGGTCATGGTGGTACTGACACAGGAGCTAGCGGAAATGGTGTGATAGAAAAAAATTTAAATCTATCACAAGGTTTAAAACTTAAAAAAAGATTAGAAGAGCACAAACTAAAAGTAGTATGTACAAGGACAAATGATAAGACTTTAAGTCTTACAGAAAGATGTAATATTGCAAATAGCTCTACAAATGATAATAATACTATGTTTCTTAGCTTCCATCATAACAGTTATACAGAAGATTCAGCAGGTAGTGAGACATTTAGAAGTATACATAATAACAAGGATTCAAGAATATCAAAATTTTGTGATTCACTTTTATATGATATGTCAAAACTAGGATTCAAAAATAGAGGTAATAAGACTAGGGAATCTACAAAATATCCTAATCAAGATTACTATACAATTATAAATAAAAGTAATATGAAAGCTGTAATATTTGAACCATATTTTTTATCTAACAAAAAAGATGTAGAACTAGGTAAAAAGCATGCTGATAATATAATAGAGGTAATAGTACAAAATATATGTTGGTATTATTCAATACCTTATACCCCAATTAAAAAAGTAGAAGAAAAAGTTGTTGAAAAACATTGGGCTGAGGATAGTTATGTTAAATTAAAACAATCAGGAGTGCACATATCAGATAAATTATATGATACACCACTTTTAAGGGGGAGTGCATTCTCAATGATGCATGATATTATGAATATATTTAATTCTGAAATAAAAAAACTTAATGATGAAATTATTAAGTTACAAAAAGAAATCAAGAAAGAATAATCATTTTATTTGATGGGATAGGAGGATTCGATTATGAAAGATATAATTAACATCAAAGGTGATAATAATATTGTTAATGGAGGGGTTACAATGCAACAAACTCAATCAAGGTGGAAAAGTCCTGTATTGTGGAGTTCTCTAGTGGCTGATTTACTAGGAATATTTGGTTTACTTGGTGTCTATGAATTTACAGGTATAAAAGAAGATACAATAAAAGCCTTATGTATCGCTGTTATTGGTATAGCTTCAACGCTTGGCATAATTAATAATCCAAGTGATAAGGAAAAAATATAACAAATATAAATGATATAATCTAATAGTAGATTTATTAATCTACTATTTTTTTAATTGGGTGGTATTATGGCTAAAATTATTCGCTTAGAGAGTAAGCAACACACAGTAGTAAATTATTTAAAGAAATTAATTGAAATGGCTGAGAGGGGCGAAATATCTAATATCTTAGTAGCTTCTTTTTACAAAGGTAATAAGATTGAAAATGAGGTAATGACAGGATATTTTGAATTAGATGTAATTGAAAGACAAATATTGGTTTCTACTTTGCAAACAGATATATCATATGCAATAGTTGAAAGTAATATTGATAATCTTATTGAAAAATTATAGAGAGGGTGTAGTAAATGGCTGGTAGAAATGATGCAAGAAAAGCAACTGAGCAATCAATGGGGCAGAATGGATTTGAATTCATTAATGATACCTCAGAGCACACTGGAAAATTTTGTTGCTTATATGCCGTTGAGGATACTGTTATTGAAGACGTAGAAGGCAGTAATATTGATGAGGTAGGCTCTAATATACCTTTACCAACTGGGCTAATGATTGTCGGGTATATAGAATCTTTTACACTTGTCAGCGGCTCAGTAATTGCATATATAGGTGAGTGGGAAGAGGTGTAATATATGCATAGAGTGGGTAAACTAGGAAATAAGCTTGGCATATTATCAAAAAGTGTAAGTAGAAATAAACTATTACTGGATATACTTGGTGGTGCTGTAGCTGTTTTTTCATTAACTCAGTTAATTGGTAGTGCTGCAAAGTGTATAAAGGTAAGAAGGAGCTCAGATAATGCAACACTTGATATAGGATTTAAAAATAACTATGTCGATTATGAAGCTATGGAAACTTTTTGTGGTACTGGAAATGGTTATGTACATACTTGGTATAATCAATACAGTAATGGTAATAATGCAATACAAATAGATAATACAAAACAGCCACAAATAATAGCAAATGGTCAATTTATTCTTGAAGGTATTTATTATACTAGTGACTCTTTTCCTATTTCAACTTATAGTGATATTGAAATAACAACAGAACCTTTGAGTTTGTATTCAAGTTTTAATACATATTCGAGTCATATAGGATATTTATTATGTAAAAGAGACTCTTATACACAATATTCAATTTTAAACTTAAATGCAAATATATCATTTAGGTTTGCAAATGCTGATAGAGTTCAAACACCACAAAAACTAGGTAATAATAAAATTTTATGTAAATGGGAAGATGGTACAGATAAAACACTAATAAAAAATATAGATACAGAGAGTACAGCAACTCTATCACTTGGAACTATAACAAATCAAAATTTAACATTTATAG